GTTGTTTTAGGCGTTGAGATAGCCTTAAAGTCGGCAAACGAACCTTGGTAATTGCCGCCTTCAGGTGTTTTTGCAAACTCAAAATTTTTCCGTAAATCGGTTGGCGTAACTTTTTCAGGCGCGGTAAAAATTGACTTTCCAGCGCCGGTTACTAAATTTCCGCCAACTGTATACAGTTTGCGGGATTCTTCCAATTCTTTGGTAAGCATTGCAATCTCAGCTTTTGCAGCGGCAACGCGTGGAAATTTATTTAGATAAATAATTCTTGCTTGTATGTCAGCAGGACTTCTAGTTGCAGGCACACCAAGTTGGTTGACCGATTCAGCGGGTGCAGCAGGCGCTGGCGCTAATTGGTTAGCTACTGGCGCAGCGGGCGGCAATGCAACGCCTGGGGCGAGAAGATTTCTTGCGTCTACAAAAGGCGCGTTCGCTGTTACCGGTTTTGTTACGCCCGCATTTTGGCTAGCCGCAAAGTCTTCGTATGTAACACCTGCGGGCGCATTTTTTACGTAGTCCAGCTTCATCGCTTCATCTATTGATGACGCCCCTGTTGCTGTTTGTGATGTTGTTGGTATCGCCACAGGCGCGGCTGCAATAGACGGTAGTGGTTGCCCACCACCCATATACGCTTTGCGTTCGTTAAACGCTAATCTCAACTCTTGAGCGTTCATGATGTGTTGTGGATCGCCTACCTCTAAGCCATAGTCTTCGTAGCTGTTCAGCATGTCTTCTTCTGAACCAGATTTTTTTGCGGCTCTTGATTTTTGTATGAAGCTATCCAAGCCAGCTTGACGACGTCTGAAATCGCCAAGTTCTAGTTCAGCTTTTTGCTGTTGCAAGCCGCCCATAGACAACTGCTGTTGCGCCAACTGATTGCGTTGCGCTTCTTGTCGGCCAGACGCAATTTGGCCTGCAATATCAATAGGCTGAAGTATTCCAAAATTAATTGCCATGATGTGACCTTTTATCGGTTGTAGTAGCCGCTGTATTGTTCAGGACTTATGTTGTAACCGGCAGCCCCGCCACCGCCACCACCCCCACCAAACAAGCTACCAAAATTAGGGTTAGTCTGACCATACAGCTTGGCAATGTCGCCGTAAGACGATGCTCTAGCTTGTGATCCTGCCAGTAGCGCATTGCCTTGGTTAACACCTTGTTGCATGTAAGCGTTGCCTATGTTACCTGCCATGTTTGAACCGGCAGTGCCCAACGTCCCCGCAGAAGTTTGGCCTATACCTGACATAGCTGCTAGACGGTTGTAGCCTGTAGACTCACGACTTACGTTGGCGTTGTATCTGTCCAACGCTCGGTTGTAAGCATTTCCATATTCTTGGCTGCCCATCTCTTGGCCGTAGCGTTGCGCGGCCTTTAACGCTCCACCAGAGATCAAACCGCCACGGGCAGCAGCTTGACGATCAAGCGCCTGCTGACCTTCTTTCAATCGGAATGCGTAGCCAGGGTCTTGGTTTAGTTGAACTTGACCTGTAAATGCGGCAGGCATTGCGTTGTATTGCTGCCGCATCTTAGCCAACGCATTAGTACCTGCCTCGTAATAAGGTTTTTGCAGTTCCAGTTGCTTTTCATACTGCTCACGTTGGAGTGCAACGGCGCGGTCAGAAGCTGCACCGGCGGTATCTGCGGCTGATCTAGCCGCGTCGCCTTGCATTTTGCCGCCGATTAAACTGATCGCTGCGGGGACGATGAATGACCAAGGCATAATTTACTCCTTCAGGCTTAACGCCAGTTCTTGCATTTCTTCTACGTTGCTGGGCACAATCAGCACTTCGTCAACTTCGTTTTCATCCGTGCAATCGGTGGCGTGTATACAGTACCAAACCACGTCTGTGAGCGATTTTACGCCGTGATGCTTACCTGCGGCAATAGTCAGGCAGGCAGGGGCATGAACGACCGATCTGACCCCATCCACAAGCAATTCAACAGACCCGCTGGCCAAGATGGATAGGTGGTCATGCTTGTGAGCGTGTTGCACCAAAACGTACCCTGCCGGTATGCGGGTTTCTTTGGCGTACACACCTGCGCTGAAATGGTGGTGGATCATCAGTTATTCCAAAAGAAGAATGTTGTTAGGTACGTATTGTGTCACCAGCCAGTTCGAGCCGTCCGACACCAAAGTCGTTTGGTCGCCTGTGCTGGCCAACAGGATAGACGTTGCCGCCGCACCGCCGGTCAGCGGCACCACGTTTGACGACGCTGACGCTACCGCTTGCGCTTGATAGTTCTGAAACCGTAAGACCCGACCTGTCCAGCTTGATGCAGTAGGTAGAGTCACCGTACAGGTTGAGCCAGTCTTGTTGTTGATCAGCCAAACTTCAGTGTCCGCAACGGTGAAGTTGGCAACCTTAGTGGCTGGCGCAGATGGCGCAAAGTAGTCGGTGTTGACCACCGCAGCAGATATGGCCGTACCGTTACCCTTTAAAACACCTGTGACGCTGGTTGTCAGGGTAATGGCTGGGGTAGTTGTAGCAGTCGCCACCGTACCAGCAAAGCCGTTGGCAGACACCACTGACACGCTGGTGACCGTGCCGCTGGTTGCTGGCGCAGCCCATGTCGGTGCGCCGCCTGTTGTGGCCGTCAGCACTTGGCCGGTGGTGCCCGCAGCAGTGAACGCATACGCTGTACCTGTCCCGTAGGCAATGCCATTGGTTGTAGGGGTAGCAGAGCCGTTTGTGCCACCGTTGGCAATAGCCAAGGTGCCTGCAAGGGTGATATTGCCTGTAGTGGCCGTTGCGGGCGTCAGGCCAGTTGTGCCGCCTGAGAATGACAAGACGCCAGCGTTGGTGATGGTCACATTGCCTGTGGCACCAGATACTGAAATGCCTGTACCGGCGATGTTTGACAACACACCAATGTTGGCCAGCGTGATGGTGCCCAAGCCATTGGTGACCGAAATGCCAGCACCAACACCAAGAGTATTTAAAGAATACCCTGTGCCGTTACCAATCAGCAATTGGCCGTTGGTTGGTATGGTGTCTAACCCTGTGCCACCGCTTGTTACCGGCAGAATGCCCGTACCGCTTCCAGCAAAGTTGTACAGGCTGTAAAACCACCGATACCACTCCCTTGACACCGCACCAGTGCGTTCGTCAATAATCGCTACCCGTGGGGGCGTGATTTGGGTGGCGTTCGGATTGGTCGCCATGATCAGGCATTGGTCGGGCTTATGATTAGTTCTGCCCCCATGATGGCGATCTTGTTGGGGTCAGTGCCTGAAAGCTCGTACACACGGTCGCGCAGCTTAAGCGTCATACCCAACCGACGCCAGAAAGTTCGTTGGCCATAAGCACCAATTTTGCCTAGTGGTGACCAATGCTCATTCGACCAAGTGTGACCGCCGTCATCTGACCAGCGCAACATGACTTGAGGGTCGTAGCCTGGTGCAGCAGGGTAGGCTATGGTCACAAGGTTGTACCCATTAATATCCGTGTCCGACAGTTCGTATTGGCCTAAAGGCTCAAAACCATCTCCTGCTTCAGTGGTCAAGGTAACGCCTGATTGAGTTGCCAAATACGTTTGCACATACTCGGCCACAAGATCTAATCCTGATTCAGTGTCAATGTTTTCGCTGTCATACGCAGGATATAAATTTAAGCCAACCCCTGCCTCGCAATCCAATTGCAAGCTGTGGTGCGCTGTGCGCTTGAGATTGTTTTGGCCAGTCGGCAGCGCGCGCCATGAGCGCAGCCACTTCTGGACGCCACCATTGTCAGCGTAGATGTCCAAGTCAAACGTGTAGATGTTGCCGTTTTCAAAGTCGCCGACGATGATGTTGCCGCCAAAGTTGCACTGGCAATTGCTGCGGTGCCGCATAAACTCGCCGTTGTCAAAGCCTGCCCGTTCATGCCAGGCTTGGGTAGACACGTCGTAGACCCATGTAGCGTTGCCGCTTGGAAACGTCAGCACATAGAAAGCATGGCCTTCTTGCTGGTAGGTGTAGGCAATAGCGTCTGAGATGTTGCCATACTGAGCGATGGCGTACTCAATAGCGTGGGTGGAAATACGAACGCCGGTATAGCCATTGGCCCTGTAGACAATACCTTGGCCACGGGCATCGGTGCCCAGCCAAAACAGGCCATTGTCCATCTTGGTAATGGTGTACGCCGACACGCAGCCGATCTCATTAAAAGCGCCTTGAATGCGGGTCAGAGGGAAGTTAGCTTCGCCAGAGTTGTACCAGACTTCGACCGAATCAGTGCCGAACACCCACAGCTCGCGGTGATCGGAGATCAGACCAACCACGCCATCGGGCGAGCCTTCAGCACTGGCAAAGTCCAACGGATCGACCGATGTGCCGTCCAGCAATTGCGACACCCAAATGATCTGGCTGTTGGGCTGGTTGAAGACAAAGTAGCCATCAAGGTACGCAACCGTCACCGCACCGGCAAAGTCGGGGTCAGTGATCTGGGCAAATACACCGGTGGTTTCGTTGTAGATGTAGCCGTCAGGGTTGCAGGCAAAGAAGATCTGAGTGCCATTGTCAGCAATAGACACGGGGCCAGTGCCGGACACATAGCCCAACAACTGCGGCGTGGCCGTCAAACCGGTCAGTTTGTAGACTTCTTGGCCTGACACGATATAGAAGTCGCTGCCGTTGGTTTGGTGCGCCCACAATGCGCGGATCGGGCCAGTGCCTACAGATTGCAGAAAGTTAAGCCCTGGGGCGCGGTTAAGAAACCCTGCTTCTTTGCCGCCTTCGGGGATAACTTCTGGAAACAGATTGACCATGCGGTTGTCCGCAGCGTTGATACTGCGGGCAACATACGCCGACCCAAGAATCGGCGTTTTCATTAGGCAGCTACACCTTTGATAACTGAAAAGTTAAATACTGGCGTTTCTGTGGCCGTGCCACCAGTGGTACGGAATGTGATGTTGAAACTACCAGCCGCCACAGCAGTGACCATCAGGTCATACAGGTCTGTGCCTGACTTTTGATTTAGGATGATCACATCAGTTGCCGCCACAGTGCTGTTGGTCACAGTAAAGGTTGCCGCAGTCGTTGTTCCTGCTGCGCTAAACATGGTGATTGCACCCGTTGTTTTGTTTAGCGTCACGCCCGTAGTGCGACTTGTTATTTGCGTAACCGCGCCGCCTGCGCCTGTGGCATAGCCCACGCCAGCCGTGCCAGTTGATGCAATTACGCCTGAAGCTGTCAGGCTTGTTCCTGTGGCTGCGCCAATATTAGGCGTTGTAAGTACCATGCCCGTACTAGTGCAAGCACTAATATTGCCACTAGCAACGGTGCCCAGCGCAGGCGCAACCATTGTTGCATTAGTAAACAACAATGCGTTGGTAACTTGTTTTGTTGTGCCTGCCTGCACAATTGGCAAAACGTCGGTTGTAGCGGCAGCAGTGGCTACGGGGAGAGCTGTGATTGCGATGGTGGCCATGTTAGTAGTTTCCTGCAAAAATGTTAAAGCGTTGACGGGATGACACGATAGCGTAAGGCATAGACATGATGTCGTCAGGATTGTTGATGCGCTTGAGATTGCGCTTGGACGTCATTGCAATCCGTTGGACTTGGGGGCTTGGCTCAACGCCAAACTCAGGCGCAAATTCCATTGCCAAGTTGTAGACAAACGCTCGCAAATAGCCTGGTGGGAACAGAATATTTGTCGCCAAATTGGCTGGCTGAGTCAGTTCTTCCACCGAAACAAAGTGCCATTCCAAGTCCCGTGTGGGTTGCGGGTAAACGGTCATCGTAACGTCAGGGTAGGTCATGTTGACAAAAATGACCTGTGGATAAGTTGATGTAACAGTTTTCACAGCAATACCGTCGTATTGCTGTTGATTGATAAATTTGATGCCATAAGACACATTGGTGCCCGCATCGCGGTAGTAGGTGGCGTCATCCAGCAATACTGGGCGGTTGCCTACAAAGTTACCCGACGGGCCAAGTGTGCGAGTAATTTGACCCGCAGGCCAAGTAAATATTTGATCTTGGGTGCTAAAGACAGATAAACGCTCAGTATTCCATGAGTCAATCATCTGATTCAACGCCATCAGCGCATCTTGAGATACGGACGCAGCCGGTGTCTCACCTTCGGCCAACACGCCAAGCAATCGTAATGCTCTATTGATTTGATCGCCAGCAGTGTAGATGGCCATGTTTATGCTCCTTGTTCGACCACCTCTGTTGGTCGGGTACGACGACGTTTGACTTCCAGTGGAGCCGCCTCAACAGGCGTGTCTAAAGTATATCGCACCCAACCATTTTTTTCATCTTCTACGGCTTCAAGCTCCATAGTGGCAACCTTGGCACCGTGAACTTCATGAGACATGTAAATAACAGCCATAATTTCAGAAGGGGGCTGTTTAGGCCCCCGTTTGGTTTAGGCAGTGATGCCGATGTTTTTCAACGCAGTACGAAGAGCATTGATGGCAGTTGCCAACTCAGTTCCCGTAGCAGTGTTGCTAACCGCAGTGATGGCCGCAGCTTGTGTAATTGGCGTGGTTCCGTAGAAGCCCGCAGTTCCACCAGTTTTGCCCATGATTGCGCCGTTTAGTTGCGCGTCTTCAAACGCGACGCCTACAGCAATAGTATTTGGCATGATTTTTTTCCTTTAAAAATAAGGGCCGAAGCCCCTATTTAGGTTTAAGCAATACGATACAAAGTGTATGCAGCGTCGCCTGTTTTGCGGAACATGAACTGCGCTGCGCCACCAACACCTGCCGCGCTGCCAGTAATAGCAACAACCAAGTTGCCAACCGCAGTGATGCCAGTTCCAACAGCCATCGTGATGAGGCCGGTAGAAGTGCCAAGGTTAATAACAGTCAAATTGAACGTGCTGCCAATTTTTGCGTTAGTTATGACCGCATCAATTGCGGTTGCCGTTGGCAAAGTGTACGTAGCAGCGGTTGTGGAGGGGTTACCCACCAACAAATTGCCCGTAATTTGTGCAGCGGTCAGGGTTGCAGTTGCGGTTGCGGTCTGTGGAGCCGCTGTTGCATATAAGTCGATTTCGTTCAGGTTGCCGTCACCGACTTGGTATCCACCGCCAGAATTAGGTAATGCCATGATAATTTTCCTTTAAAAAAGTTTCTGATCAACCCCAGATGCGGCAGGCCATCTGTGGACGAATTGTGCTGAAGCCATACAGAACGTCGATACGGCAGGGCATACGGTCGTTGTTGATGTCGTACTGACGAACAACGCGCAAGCTAATACCGTTATGAACTGCGCGAGCAGCCATATCGACACCTTGGGGCAGCAACAAGTCGGCGGTCGCAAAAGTGATCGCATCTTTGTGGTAAACCAAGTTCTGGGGGTACTGAGTGCTAGCTGTACCGACAAACACGACGGCTTTGCTGGTAGCAGGCAAAGTCAACATGGTAGCCAGAGCATGAGCTGCTGAGTACATTGGCGCAACAGTCACAGTGGCAGTTGTGGTGCTAGTTGAAGAAGCCAAGGCCACAAACTGGAACAACGAACCAGTGGATTCACGGGTTTGTGGGTTCACAGCGTAGCAGTCAGCAATCGTAAACACGTCACCAACAGCGATAAGTTCACCAGAGCCGACAGTCAATGTCAGAGTAGATGCACCTTCAGTTGTCACAGCAGCACCAGTGGTGTTGCCAGTAGCAGCGCGGGTGCCGGTGGTGTGTTGCTTGATTGACTGAGACATGTTGACTTCATCAAAGCCCAACACGCCAGTGCCCATCATGCCGTTCTTGAACTGCTTGCTGATGG